TCTTTCAAGTCCTGTTGTCTTTATAGACGGCAGGGCTTTTATCTTAAACTCAATTTGATTCATATCTGAATTTTATTTAGTCAATCCAAGTAAGTCAAACGCCTCTTTCTTCGTTATCTCAATAAAGTTCTCGTCTTTCGGTTCATGTTTATCGTCCAAATGAACAACGACGGCATCACCTACTACCTCTAAGAAAGGTGTGTGGAACTCACCATAATAATCTATCCCTATCTCATCAAGAAGTCGAAAAGCTGAATAAGAATCGAGAGAATTAAGGAACTTCTGCATTTCCTTTCCGGCTTTCGTTCGTTTAGATGGATAGAACAAACCTTTGCGCTTGACATCTTCCTTCCACACAGCCAAGTCCACTTCTTCCGGATTAAGAAAATAGAAGCCTATCGGAATGGGAACTCTCCTTGCTCCTTGATCTGTAAAACCAGCAAACTTTTCATAAGCATAAGGAATATGCTGCCGAAGAAGCTCCTTGTTTTCTTCTTTGGTTTTAAGTTCCTTTTCACGCTACTCTACCATCTTTTGATAGATAGAGCTTTCTTTGTTTACTATTTTGTAGTACATATTCTTATTCCTTTCTAATTTGTTATAAATCACTTTTTTATTACAACTGCCATAGTGCTAACAGTTGTTCCACTTTCCTTGAATTCACCGGCTCCGATTTCAAAAACTTCTCCATGAACTTCTTCCAACCATTCCCGGAACTCAACACATTTCTTTTCAGACGCAAATTTCCAATGCCGGCTGGTTATAGCCGCAAGAGTTCCACCTTCTTCCAAGCGTTCATACATAAGTCTTACATGGTCAATATCCTGATTACCGGAAAATGGAGGATTAGCAATAATCTTAGTGTAATGCCCTACACTGTCTTTCGTAAAATCTTCATCAAGCAATATTACGTTATCAAGTGTATGAAGAAACTCTCTGTTTTCCGGCATCAGTTCATAACATTCAACTGTTACTGACGGACACGATCGATGAATCGCTTTTATCAAAGCACCACGTCCGGCACTTGGCTCCAACACCGTATCAACCTCATTTATTCCCCCGGCAAGCATTACCAGCCAGTCTGCAATATCAGCAGGTGTTTCAAAGAACTGAAAATCTTTTTGCAAATCGCATCGCTTACCTTCTTTCAAGATGGAGAACACACGTTCCGGATTAAAAGGAAATGTGAATCCCTGTATCTTACCTCCCTGCCATGAGCCGCCAGCTTCTTCTATCCATTTCTTTGCTTCAGCGTAGGATTTCTTATTGAATTGTACTTTCGGAAGTTTAAGAACACTATCCTCAAGAGTACAATGCTTCAGTATCTCTTCCACATTCCATTTCTTACCTTCATCAGCCTGGCTCTTCCTTTCATCAACCGGAGCGTCCGGCGCTAACAGTGAGGATATTTTCGTAATAACCATATTACTCGCATCCATAAAAGTATTAACACAGGAAAGCGCTTCCATAAGAAATTCAGTATCAACATATCCGGCAGCGTCATAAACATCTATGCCTTCAGTCATATCCGACAATTCATTGAGCTGGGCTACACTACCACGTAACGTTTTTATTAAAGTCTCTTTGTTGTTCATCATAACTTTTTTGTAAATAAATTCTTGTTGTATCTACACTACCATGACCAAGAAGGTCTGCTAATTGAATTACATCTTTGGTTTTCTTCAGGAACATTTTAGCAAAGAAGTGCCGGAAGGCGTGAGCGTGCATTTTTTTCGAATCGATACCACAATGTTTACCCCATACTTTCAGATGCTGTGAAAGACCTCTTTGAGTCAACGGCCCGAATCTCCCAACAGCAAGAGTACCGGACTTGCCTGTCTCCTTTATATAGTCCTTCACTTCCCTCTGCAATTGCTTCTGGAAAAAGAAACGCCGATACTTGTTCCCTTTCCCTTTCAAAACAACTTCGCCGATCGCTATATCCTCCCACGTGAATTGCTGAAACTCCGAGAGCCGAGCTCCTGTAGTACCCAATACCTTAATGAAGAAATAGTAATCCTTGTTGAGTTTAGTTTTCAGATACTCCAGTAACCTATTATATTCCTCTTCTGTCGGCACATTGTTTACATCCAACTTGCGTTTCATTTTAGGTCGTTTCAGTTCAATAGGTTTCTTCACCCATTTGGAGAACTTCTCAATGGCTGTAATACGTAATCGAATGGTAGCTGGAGAAAGTTTTTCCTCTTCAAGGCTTTTGATAAATCGCCTGCAATTGTCCATATTCAGTTCATTAGCGTATTCGAAGTACTGCTTAAGAGAAGTGTGATAGATATCAACTGTATGTAATGAATAATCATTATTATCAGTCAACCATATTATAAAATCATTAAGCAGTTTCTTATTCTTCTCTGAAATAACCTCAAGTTTCTCCAAAGGCTTTACAGCCTTTTCCCGTCGGCCATATCCGATTTTAAGATAAGACAATAAATCACAAACAGCCGCGCACATAAATGAATGGCGCACCATAACATCTGCATTTTTATGTTTATATTTCAAATAACCGCGACGATTGATTTCTTCGGAATTTTCAAGAAAATCAGTCACATATTTGATGTATTTCCCGATGCTGTCATAGCTCCTACCCGTCGTATACAGGTAGGATATGTAATCTACCAATATTTGTTTTCGTTTATCATCCATTTTTTTGATTTGAGAGTTAATACTTCTTCCCGTGCATCTTTTCACGGAGTTCGTTATACTTCATTTTCTGCTCGATGTGCCAAAGCAGGTCTATATCTAAGTGCTTGGCAAGCCCGAAGATTGATAGTATCATATCATTCACGGCTGTAGGTAAATCAAATATTCCGTCATACCTAACAGGAAGTGTAGAGATGGAATAGATTGATTCGGTGAAAGTTTCGTCTTTACAGGCTTCTGCCATATCTTCAATACAGTCATCAATATCTCCGTTGGCAAGTTCAAGGTTTATTCCTCGAAGTCCTGCAAGATCAAGCAAGCGGATAACAGCATCAGCTAATTCTTCTTCGATTGAACCTTTAATGGTTTCGTTATATGCAACTTCGTAACCGCGCTCTTTGGGAATGTCAGAATCCAATCCTTGACAAATGCGGCTGTTAGCAATCTTCTTATTATACCGATCAACATTAGCACGCCTTCCTTTTCTATCTGCTTCCACAGCTTCCATCAGTTCAGAAATCACAAGGCAAAGAAAATGATTGTTACTTAGCTCTTGATCGTGAAACCCATGTTCACAAGCTGTTTTATATGCTTTGTCTCTTAATTCATTTAAATTCATTTTACTCATCCTTGTAATGCTTAAATATATCTATCCAATTCCTTTTCTAATAATTCTCCATCTATTTCAGGAAACAGCCTCAGAACTAAATCCAAAGATTTGCAATAATTGTTACTGTATTCTTCAGTATCCATTAATCGAAGTACCATAGAACAAAAGATACTTTTTGTGTCTTTTAATTCGCCTTTCATCAGTAATTTTGACAGTTCGATAATTTGACCAGTAGGATTATGAAAACTTCCGTTTATATATTGAAAAATTAGTCTTCCTTCAAATTGGCATATTTCACAATCTAGTTCACAATCAATGTACTCTATTTTACCATTTATGAATTCACAATAAACACATTCACTATTAGAAGCAAATAAAATTGCAAAATCATAGATATCATCACTATTACCTACAATTATTGAAGTAGATTCAAGAGTTTCCGAAACACCATTATTCCACTTTGCATCTTCAATAAGTTCCCTCACATATTCTTGAACTCTTGTGATGTTCTGCTCTATTAAATCTTTTTTACTCATAATTTCAATTCAATTAAGTTCGATTATTTTTTTGCAATATTCTCCCAAAAAACAGCACCTTCAGGAGTATTATAAAAAGGGAATGAAATAGCTAGAAACCGATGAAAGCAGCAATCAACATCTAACAAATTGTTCATCCGTTCTTCATTTGTCATTGAGAAGTCAGGACACTCAATATTAAATGTCTCATTTGCTCTTTCTGTATTATATTTCCATTGATTGAAAATACCTAGTCTTTCTAATTTTTCTATTTTTTCATTCCTCTTCATATTGATTGACTTTTAATGCTTTACATCTATAAAGGTAATCGTTATTGACAAGTTTAGCAAACAGAATCTTCGCCATTTTAACGCCATTTTACCCGGTCTTTTTCTTCAACAAATCAAATATTATCCTCTCACCCTCTTTTAAACCATCAAGATAGCCTTTTGCATGTTCACCGGCATTATACACTATAAAAGAGAGGATCAACAAAAACAGTCCGAGCGAACGATGCCAGTATGGAAGTTGGACTGTGAACGGCTTGATTGTTATAGAAAAGTGTCCTACATATAGCAGGAACACAAACAAAATCACACATGAAATAATTGTTGTTTTCATATTAATCTGTAAATAAATTAAGTTGAGTTGTAAACTCGGGTTTATAAATTCTAAATTTACGGTTAAAGAAAGTCTCAAAGGCTGTTACAATTTCAGAGATGGTATTATCAGCAATTCCTAATAATTTATCATCGGCAACTATAAGAGATAAAGCCTTGTCAAGAGTCATCCTCTTCTCAATAAACAAGGAATATACCAAATATCTACGGGTATATTCCCCAGCCTTGAGTGACTCAACTTCTTCAGGAGTGGCCTTTCTCTTGTACAATACTTTATACCAATGTGTTTCAGCAGTACGAGCACGCTTTTGTCTCGGTAACAAGTCATAAAACACAGCTATTTCATTCTTCTTAATAGACTTGTGTTTTTTACGAACTCCATACATTACGTAGGGAATATCCCAATCTGGATGGGTTCTTCGATATTCAAGCTCTTTCTCCCGGTCAATAAGGTCTTGCTCAAAGTCTTGTTTCATTAACCATTCCTCGAACCAGGCAGCAAGTGCTTCTTCTCGATTATAATAATCTTTTCCATTTACACATATGGGAATCATAATAACTCTTTCTATTGCATTTCACGTTTAAATCTTTCCTCTAAATCAAAAATGGTTTCTCCACTATTACGCCGATAGGGCCTATCGGTATTTAACTGAAGTTCTTTCAGCTTTTTCCAATACCATGGAAGGTACAAATACATATTCTTCAACTCCTTCAAGTTCTTATTTCCACAACACCAGCAACTCACACGATCAAGTAGCTCATATAGCCTTACTCCATCCTCATGCCAAACAAAGCCTTTTGTGTAACAATACTGGAGTGCATCTGCTTCAGTAATGCCCCAATCACGAAGTGGTAAAACCCGATTTGGTCGTTTTTCCTTTTCAAAGCGATGCATCTCATCGGCAGCAATACCGACATAATCAATTCCATCTTTTGTGTGAGCTTTCAACGCACGAAGTTTTTCACTCGTTCCCCACCGGCATGTTCCCCCACACCAACTATATCCCTTTTTATGAATAATATTGGTCCCTCTTTTCTTAACCGGCCTTTCAAACATTGTCCAAAGAAAAGGTTGCTCCGGATGCAGTTCGGTATATTTAATGCCAAGTTTTTTAAGAATTGGAAGAACAGCATCACGAGTGTTATAGATTGCCTGAAATTCCATACCTGTATCATAGAAAACGACTTCATCCAACTGATATCCTTTTTCTATTAGCATGAAAAGCATTGCCAAAGAATCCTTGCCAAAACTAACTGAAGCATAATATCTCATACAAGAAACTTATTATTAGGTGAGTCCTTTTTTTTGCTTTGCCCTCTCGCTATTAACCTGTGACATACACATACGGCACCATGACGATAAACACCGGTATTTTTTTCCATGCGAAGTAATCGTATTTGCGTAAAACCGATTGAGATAGAAATAGTGGCCGCAATGGGTACATTTTTTCATCTCTCTACCACCTGCATCAAACTTTCTATTTCGAGGTTTACGACGAATAAGAGTACATCCCTTACAATAATTATCTTCACCGCGATATCGACGGCAATGCGAAAGGGATTTTATTCCACATTTCGCAAATGCTTTGCAATCAACACGTACAAATGAATGTGTACTCATAGCCTTCGTTTATTTTGAAACTTATTTAACACACGAGAAATTACCTCCATATTATCAGTCATCATCCATTCTTTTGCAACGTTCCAAGCAAGACTCATAACTGGATTAAAATTATCTTTCCTTACCGTATGGTGAGATAAACGTCCTTCAGTTGGTTTCAAATTCTTATCATGTAAAATACATAACCCATTTTCAAAGAAAGCACAATACTCTTTGCCAGCAACAGGTTGAATCATCGGAATAGCAATATTAATAACCCCTAAGAATATACCAGCAGCCCAGTTCGTCAGCGCTAACCTGTCGGCATAACCTGCATCAATAATCCTTTCAATATCATCAGGAGTACCAAGACAAGGAGTATGACATTGTTGTTTACAAATGCTACATGAACATTGAACAGGTACACGACCTGATGCCCTCATTACCCTTTGTAATGAGGCTTCTCTTGACAACTCCCCCATAATTATTCAGTAATTGAATTTAAGATAACTTTCGCACGCTCTATACACCAACGATTGAGGTATGACTGCCAGCAACCAATAGAGGGAGTCCACCTAAAAGTATTATTTTCTTTCAACTGTGACCGGATTTCCTTACTCGGAATACCGGCAAAAAATAACTGCAGACGGTTCTCTTTAGCATTCTCAACGACACGTACACCACTGATAGTGTATTCTTTATCTTCTGTCTCTTTTAGCTTTCTTGCTCGATCACGACGCTGCTTCGCATCCCGGATACGTGCATTATTATTAGAAAGCATATAAGAAGGAAAACCATACTCGCCATAACGGTCAGGTTTAGTTAGCTCGATAGCTTTATTCTCTGAAAAACCTAAAGTTTGCAGTTGTTCAACCTTTGCAATATCATTTAGTTTTTTACTTCTAACTATCTTATTAGCAGCTTTCATCATCCCTTGAGCTTTCTCTAACGCATCGACCTTTTCTTGTAATCTGTCTACTGCGTCATCATCTCCTAAATAAATGGAGTTATTATTTTCAGCAGCTTCGGCTTTACGTTCAAAGTATTCTGCCTTCTCACCTAATTTAACTGACTTTCCCAGAGCATTCCAGGAGCGGTTCAAAAGACTGCGATGCCCCCTTTCTGAATGATGCCCTACAAGTATAGGTTGTCCAGGAGGAATGTGCTCAACCATTTTGTAGCTCTGATTATACGCCTCTGTTGACTGTTTCGCTGCATTTACTGAAAGCTCTCTTAGTCTGTTAGCTCTGGCTTCCTGCCTTTCTTTTCTGTTCATAATTCTTTGGTTTAATTTGGTTTGACTTTTATAAAATTTAAAGACCACAGCTAAACCGTGGTCTTATCATTACTTCGACTTATCAGTAGGAAGCAAATCATCAAATAATCCGGGAACTCGCGGCTGTAACGCTTCAAATTCTTCCCGGAAAAACTCTTCTTTGGTCCTACCTTGCTTTTTCCCTTTCCTTGTATGTACATCAAAAGTATATACTGGGATGGCAATAGGATAACGTCTAACATCATCTATCCATTTTTCTATGTCAACATCTCTTCTGTCATAAATCAAGTTCTGCAAATGATCTGCATCCCGGTTCTTCCTACATTCACAAAGAAGAATAACCGCTTTGCTGACAAATATCCTGCCTTTGGGGGCAGTAGCATTTTTATTTACCAGCTCATGACCTTGCCATAATGCTTCTATCTCTTTTGTTATGATACCGAAGCAATCCTCTGCACTAATGGTATATAAACGCTTCCACACATAGTCGCGGTATCCACTCGCCCATAATTCCAAGGCAAAAAAGCCGGCTACCCCGGTATCGGCTCGCCGGATCGCTTTTTGCATTGCAGAACTCACCTCGAAGAAATCATATCCGCAAACTGTTCTAATAATCATAATTCTAATTTAATGGTTTGACTTTTAATTGATTACATCAGTAAATTTAGCTAAAAAAGACGGATATAGCAAACAGATTGAACGCCATTTAAACGCCTTTTTTACAGGTTATTAGAACTTGAATTTGCAGGATATGTTATACTGTACAAGCTGCTTAGTTTTATCCTTTCCATTATTGGTAGCACTCTTCAATAGGATGCTATCACCAAAATTCTTTTTGATAAATAGAATGGATCTACGCTCCTCTTCTTGATTCCGGATAGAAGCAAGTCCACCGGAATTCACGAAAGTGCTCTTTTGCTCAAAATTGTAACGCAAATCGGTCAAAATCTTACGCTCTTTGTACTTCATATAACAGGAAATCCAAAAATCTTCCTTCAAGCGTATTTCTTCATTCCACCAGGTATTTTTATTATAGATTACTCCATAGCTGCAACCGGTTATCATTTTAGACAGGGAAAGAAAACCGGTTTCGTCATACATCACAGGTGATATTCGAGAAGTGAAACCGAAAAGATGAACATCCATCATACCGGCCATCTCAAATAGAGATTGAATAATATTGGTGATTCTATCCTTATCTTTCACCCGGCACGGTTCACCTTTTTCTGCATAGATCGCTTTACAGGCATGAACATCATCATCGAGCATGAAGAGCTCACCAAAATGTTTCGCCATCCAATTACGTTTAGGGATGAGGCCGATTACATCGTCCGGATGAGTTACTATTTCACACTCCGGATTAAACTGTTGGTACAAGTCAGCCTGACTTTCAGCAACACAAATGATAGGATCGTTCACCAACTTTTTAGCGAACACCCGGTCATGTCGCTTATGACTTGGTATTACTATTTTGCAGGGCATGGCGAACATCTTTTATGTCGATTACATTACTCTTACTTACTTTCCCGGTCTTGTACGACTTCATGTGCTGCATATCCAGCCTTTCACGAAGCCAATTACTATCTACCTCATTGCTTGAGGTTATGATAAACAACTCATGCTTTTCGTCATATTTAGGAATAAGGGGGTAAATAGCTGTATCATCTGTGATGGCATCGAAGCGCTCTTTAAATTCATCCTCCTTCTTCTCCGGCCCGA